TTATAAATTTGAAATTCTAATGAGAATTTCTTCCAATTCTTCTTTGCCATTAATGTACCCAATCACGTCATCGGTTATTCCTGACTCATAATCTAAGTCCCACGAACCTGTTTTCTTGTTGTGTTTGACGACTGCCAATTCAAGTCCGTACGAATGCTTATTGTGAACCACACTGGCACCATAACCATTAGCAAAGTGATACTCATGTCTTGGGGATTTAAAAAAGCTATCTGTATGTTCAGTAAATTCTTCGCACTCAATTTCGATTTTAGGTAAATTGTATTGTTCCATACTTTATTAACACCCCATTAATTTCTTTAACTTCTCTATCGTCTTTTGAAGTTGTTTCTCATAGACAGAACCAACTGATAAATTCTTAGTGCTTATATTTCCTGCGCTTATTGTTAATTTTCGTTTTATCCTACTATACGGATATCGTTTTGGTCTCATTTTCTTCCCCTCCCTACGCTTGACTAAAAGCGTTCATTTCCATAATCTTCATCTTGGTATTGGTGCTTGGCTCCCAAGTCATCCAATAAGCAAGAGCAGCTTCTGCAAATTTTTTCGGTAGCAAGTCATAGCGACTGATGTTAAAGTGGTCTTTGAAATCAATCTCAGCTTGTCTAAAGACTGACTGAGCGAAAGTCTTATCCGCATAAGCAGGACTATCAATACCGCCAAGGCAAGCCACAACCCGAGCCTTACGCTTCTTCAGTAGCGACTGAGCATAGCTTGGATGAATCGGTTGCTCGCTCTTGAGGTAGTCAATATCTTCCAGCATAGTCGCCTGTTGCTCACGTAATTTTTTCTGACCAGTAAAGAGAGCGATAAAGGCATCCTCGTCCAAGTCCTCACGGATAAATCCGCCCTGTTTGCGAATGGCTGGCAAGACCTCTGATGTCACCCAGCGCTTAAACTCTTTAGCTTGAGGCAACTTGCTGGATAAGATAAGAGAGTATAGACCAGATTCGTTGATAACTGTCTGATTTCTCATCTGACCTGCCGTCGCGATTTGCGACGTTAGCTTATCATCTTCATCAACGTGTCGGTTAATATCTCGACTACCGTTTTGGTACCCCAGAATATCCGCAACATCCTTAGCAACGAACCACGGTTCGTTCTCAAATATCACTGTACGGACTTCCTGTCCGTGAAAGTTAAAAATTTCGTTCATAGTGTTCCTTTCTAAATCTAGTTGTGATTAGATGTTTTCTGTCGCATAGCACGTTTTCTGATAGCTTTCCCTAAACAATCAGATAGGTGAATCATGTTTGGAATCTTGCTTCCCTTAATGCAAGAAACAGCACCCAAAGCTTCATAGTAGGTCTCTGTGTGTTCCAAAATATCATCGACCATATTTTCAAAATGTTTCTCAATGATTTCTTTGATGAGATCATTATCTTGTCTCGCATTGTTCATTTTCACCCCTCCTACTCAATCACCTTGCTACCGATTACCAATCGTTTAACGACAACGTCCATCTCCTTAAATTCGGCATTCTCTGCACAGTAGCGGACGCTCTCGCTGATGATGTGACAAATAGATACGCCGTACTCGTTCGCCAGCTCCGTAGCAATTTCCCAGGCATCTTTGTCAATCCGTGTTACTTTTTGCGCTGCGTTGTTCATAGTATTCCTTTCTTTAATTTGTCGCACTTATGCGACTGTTTCACTAAAAAAAATAGATAAAGCTTCGTCTTTTGAAAGATTGAGGGAAGAAACAATCAAGTTTACTTCTTGTATAGAGAAATTACCATTTTGTTTCATTTTTCTATAGAACGTACTCTTATCAATCCCAATATCTTTTGCTAAAGCCTCTTGAGTAGTATTGCGTTCGATAATTTTTCCTTTTAATTTCGATACATTTACCATATCTGCTCCTTTCCATTTGTCGCATTTGTGCGACTTGTTGTTTTAAGTATAACTGATAAAAAAGGAAATGTCAACAAGAAAATCGCATTTTTGAAACTTTTTATATTGCATTTTTGCGACTAATGTTGTAAAATTATTGTGTAATATATAATAAGGGGTAAAAAAATGAATGTCGGAGAAAGAATAAAACAACGTCGAAAAGCGTTGAAAATGTCTGCGGACGAGCTTGCAGAAAGTGTAGGTGTCTCTCGTTCTACTATTTTTAGGTACGAAAAAGGAGATATTGAAAAGGTTGGACCTGAAGTATTAAAAAAGATCGCTGACAAATTAAATGTATCACCTGGAGACTTGATGGGATGGGAAGACAATCAACAAGAATTGAAAATCCCAACCTCCCCGTTGGTTCACAAAATTACTGAAAAGGTTGTCAAGCTATCAACTCCGAGAAAACAAAAGGTTCTTAACTACGCTAACGAACAATTGAAAGAGCAAAATAATAAAGTAATCACAATTGAGGAAAAGCTTTTTGAATACCGTGTTTTTGAAAAATTGGCAGCTGGTAATGGTTACTCTTATTTTAACGATGGAAACTACGATACTGTTTTTTATAATAAAGATTTAGATCATGATTTTGCCTCTTGGGTTTTTGGTGACTCCATGGAACCTAAGTTCCAAAACGGAGAGGTTGTACTCATAAAAGAGACTGGTTTTGATTATGACGGAGCGGTCTATGCCGTTGATTGGGACGGTCAAACGTATATTAAAAAGGTTTATCGTGAACCTGATGGATTGCGTTTAGTCTCCCTTAATCCAAAATATAAAGATAGGTTTGCACCTTACGACGAGGATCCTCGTATTATTGGAAAAATTGTTGGTAATTTCATGCCTTTAGGTAGTTAGTGCTATAAGTTAATCATTAGAGAGGTTTTTAAAATGGGAATATTTAATTTTTTATTTGGAAGTAAAAAACAGAAAGAACCGCAACAAATTTCTGTTACTGTTGCTCCACCTAAAGAATTTGACTACTATCGGCCTGAGTATTTCAAAATAATAAACTCAAGACCTAATATGTTTGAAATTTATGGAAGAGGCTTTGATTTTCCAAAATACAACGATAACTTTATAACTCCAGAGGGTTATCCTCTTAGAGAATTACTACTCTTGGTTTGGTGGGGGAAAACAAAGAGTGGGAGAAAATCAACTATATCAATCCCTAAATATTTTTTTCATGATTACAATCTAAATGCTGAAAAAATAACAAGAAAATTCAAAGACAACTCATTACTTTATGATGATGACGGCAAAACACTTTTGACTGATGAAGGGAGGGGGATTGCTGATAAATATTCGTCACTATGGGAGATACACTCAGCTAAAGAATACCCTACAAATCTTGATATTGATTTCCCAACATGGGACAAAAATAAATTTGATTTAATGATGTGCCAAGTGCAAATAAGGTATCACAGTGAGTACGCTAAATTTTGCAAAAAATTAGTCAATTATTTCAACTCCCTAAATGCACCAGCGAGCGCTTTAGAAATTCACAATGAAATCAATTACTACATCAATGAAATGAATAGTAATTTAGCAAGAGTAAATGACCTGAAAGAAAAATTGATCATCTTACAAGACAGAGTAGATGATAATATATAACAAACAAAAAAGCCCCACGCTCTCAAACTTTGGCGAGTCTGAGCGTGAGGCTAGTGACAAGAAACAAAGCATTAAAAAGCTCTTTTTCTTGTACCCATTTTATCATTTTTTAGGAAATTTTGAAAGAGGTACTACTATGATAACAACAAATAAAGTAGCCATCTATGTCAGGGTATCCACTACCTCACAGGCTGAGGAGGGGTACTCGATAGAGGAGCAGATAGACAAATTAGAGTCCTACTGCAAAATTAAGGACTGGACGGTTTACAAAGTATACACTGATGGAGGTTTCTCAGGATCCAACACTGAGAGACCAGCACTAGAGAAACTTATCAAAGACGCTGACAAGAAAAAATTTGATACAGTTCTAGTTTATAAGCTAGACCGCCTCAGCCGTAGTCAAAAAGATACACTATTCTTGATTGAGGATGTATTCATCAAGAACGGGATTGAATTTTTGAGTTTGCAAGAGAATTTTGACACCTCTACACCGTTTGGAAAAGCCATGATCGGCCTCTTGAGTGTCTTTGCTCAGCTGGAGCGTGAGCAGATAAAAGAAAGAATGCAACTTGGCAAGCTAGGACGTGCAAAAGCTGGAAAATCCATGATGTGGGCTAAGACCTCCTATGGTTACGATTACCACAAAGAAACAGGCACCATGACCATCAACCCAGTCCAGTCACTAGCTATCAAATTCATCTTTGAGAGCTATCTGTCAGGTAGGTCTATCACTAAGCTCAGGGATGACCTTAATGAGAAATTTCCAAAAGAAAAGCCCTGGAACTACAGAGCGGTCAGAGTGATATTAGATAATCCTGTGTACTGTGGCTATAATCAATTTATGGGAGAAATCTACAAAGGAAATCATGAGCCTATCATATCAAAGGAAACCTATGACAAGACACAGGAAGAACTAAAGATCAGACAAAGGACGGCACTTGAAAACTTAAATCCTCGGCCATTCCAGGCAAAGTATATGCTGTCAGGTATCGCCCAATGTGGCTACTGTTTGGCTCCATTAAAAATCATAATGGGTGTAAAGAGAAAAGATGGGAGCAGGTTTAAAAAATATGAATGCCATCAGAGACACCCTAGAAAGTTGAGAGGGGTCACTACTTATAATGACAATAAGAAATGTGACTCAGGCTTTTACTACAAGGATGACCTTGAGGCCTATGTCTTACAAGAGGTCAATAAGTTGCAGCATGACTCTGAATACTTAGAGACAATCTTCTCAGACAATCACAAAGAGTCCATAGATCGTGAGAGCTATCAGAAACAGATTAGAGAATTATCTAAGAAACTGAGCAGGCTCAATGACCTCTATATAGATGACAGAATTACCCTAGAAGAACTACAGAGCAAGTCAAGCGAATTTCTAAGCATGAGAGCCTTGCTAGAAAAAGAGCTAGAGGATGACCCAGCACTTAAACAAGAGGAAACTAAAAATACTATCAAGCAATCTCTGAGCAAGGGAGACATCTACAAGATGGACTATGAGTCTCAAAAGACCATAGTCAGAGCCTTGATCAGAAAAGTACAAGTCACAGCTGATAGCATTGTCATCAAATGGAGAATATAGAGAGAATTTTACTATCCATCATTTCAATCAAGGATAGTAAAATTATTGTTTTTTCCATCTCATACATCTGCAATGAATGTAACACGAGATCACGATATTTCCAGCTCATGACTAGGTAGTCTAGTAACTCTTTATCTTCTACTTTGAAATCCAGTAAAACCAGTAGTTTTACCGTGTACTTATTTTTCAAAATTGGCACTTGGTAAGTTACATCTACCCAATGCTCAAAACCTAGATCGGTTTTATCAATGCTTGTCAGTTCAATATTTAAGATTTCCATTTGTTCATCCTCCTTACTTATCTATTCGTGAAAAAATCATTATTTTTTAAATTCTGAAACTACTTTCAGATAAACAAAAAAACCGCAAGCAAATGCCTGCGGTTTTAGTGTAATCTATTTTGCTTTCTAGTAATTTTAGTCTATAGTACCCCATAGAGTGATACGATTCCCAGCCTCGTCAGTTTGTCCGATAGCCATATAGTTTCGGCTGCCAGAGGCACCTACAAAACTGATCCAACGGTAGCCATTAGCTGAACCTTTAGAGTCGTATTGAACGGTCTCTCCTGGTTCATAAACTGCCACGACATCACTTGTTAGGTTTGGAGCACGTCGTACATTGATATGAGCCTCACCGACTGTAAATGTACCGTCTTCTTCCTCAAGTGTAATCTCGTCAGTTGTTGGCTCTGTCTCAACTTCTGAGACGTCATCTGTGCCGTCCTCGTAAGGAGGCACGATATAACCAACGATTTCCCCAACTGTTCGCTCATGATAACGAGCAGGGCCGCCGACTTCCAAGAAATCAGCGTTTCCATCGATATTCTGCTCAATAGTCTTGACAGTCAAGCCGTCACTATCTTCAACAGTGAGACCTGTATGTCCGTAGTTGACACCGTCGCCAGCTACAAAGCTCTTGACGAAGATCCAGCCAGCCTCAGGATAAGCGACATCATAACGGACATCTACTCCTTGGCTTTCAGCTGAGGCTAGCAAGTCATAGGCATTCCCATAAAGGCGGACGTCAAAAAATTGGCGCATGATGTAACATGGCAGGTCTGCGCACTGCGTACCATACGCACCGTCGTTGTCTACGCCCATTCCGCTATTTGCTAGGTTGTGAGCAAATTGTAATACTTCTGCTTTACTTGACATATCTTATCCTTTCTTTGGCTGATCATAGTCCAGAGCTTGCGCACTGTCAGACAATCCTGAGGTAGTAGGGTCAGAAACGACCCCGATCAATACAAGCAATGTAAGAGCTGTATTAGCTACATCATTGATGTTATCAGGCAATTTAAAGCCTAGTTGTTGCGCTAGCAAGATTGCTGTAGCAACGATAGCAGCAAGAGTCGCCTTGTTCTTAAAGCGTAATTTCCAGTTAATTTTCATTTTTTAATTCCTCACTTCTAAATTTACATATTTGTTATAGAGGCTATCGATGTATCCGTTACCTCCTAGTTTCTTGTAGTTAGAGTGCATTTTATGCACAATATCGGACTCATGGACTGTGGTATGTCCACGATTGATAGCCGTAGTCATGTCTCTCTCAAGTCTCAGATACATTGTGACTAGATGAGCCTCATCATGGACTACTAGCTTATCGTTGACCTCACTGATTTTCTTATTATTATCCTCTCCGACTGCTCTGATGTCATCCACGGATGATTGGATAGTGCCTAGCTCATCTTTTAGCTCATGAAATTGTTCCTTATTCAGATTTCCAGCCTTTATTGTCCGAACCCCAAACCAACCAGCGACAACTGCCCCAATCGTTGTAGGGTTTGTCAAGGCATTTATTATTTTTTCAAATATATCAACCCATGTCATAACCTCCCCCTATCTAATCAATCCGTGGCATGACAACGGTCAAGACACCTTGCTGTAGCATTCCAGCAAGTGATTGCTCTTTGTATGTATAGCCCTCTGTGGCTTGCATTTGAAACTTAAAGATAGTTTGCGTGCCTTTTGGCCATTTGGCATTGGTTTCAAATGGATAAGCACCTGAGATGATGTCTCCGTTTGAGTAACGTGTGTCCTTGGCAAGAGGCTTGATGAATGCTGCTACCTTTCCATAAGCGTGGGTAGGCATACCTCCATTTTGAGATACTGCCAAGGCAATCAAGACCTCAGTGATAGCTGAAACAGTATCAAGGTTTTCTTTATTTTCACTAGCAGCTTGCTCAGCTTTATCCGTTGCCTCTTTGTTCTTTTGTAGCTCTTGATCTACCTTGCTAAAGCGTTCATTTTCAGCACGCTGTGGGAAATTTTCCTGATACAAAACTTCAAGAGCCATCTCAAAAAGTTCTGTATTTGACAAACCGATTTTGTCAGCTGGCAACAAGACAGGTACATAAGCACCGTCTGAGTTAACCAGCGTGACTTTGGTGGTGGACGCTGTTCCGCTGGCGTCGTATTCTTGGGACTTCGTCCCGTAATTTAATTTCATAGAACCTCCTTTAAATTTTGAAAGATACATTATCAAAGTTAAGCCAAGTAGCGTCAACGTTGCCCTTGACAACTATGTTACCGCTCGAATAGATACCTAAAACAGCTATACCATAGCTATTATTTAGAGCTGATACAAACATAGTTTGTTTAGGTCTAAAGCCGACAGGTAAGACACCAATAACTGTCTCTTTTGTTGTTCTGCCTTTGTAAGCCGTGCCTCTGATGTAAACCACTCCATCAAATGTTTTTGAGTACTGAACTTTGTCATAATCAGGATGATGTATCCAGCCGTTTTGCAAAGGTAGGACTTGCCAAGAAGAGTCTTGAGTGTATTTTTGGATATCATCTTTAGTAGCGATCTCTTTCCATTGAGATGGGCTCCATCTACTGTTATTGTTGTAAGTCCTAAAGAAGAACCTATTTGATGTTACCCCTGTGAAAAATTGGACGCCTTTCCAGCTATCAAGCCAAAAATTTTGATACAGACCCCAATCGTTGCCAGTAGGGTTGTCGTCATATTTATCACTTCTCCAACCGAACTCAGTTCCTTGCTTATTCCAAACGTCGTTCCATTGAGCACTACCTCTACTTAGGCCCCCGTTATTATCAGTCAGTCGATACTGCTGAATAGGTTTGTCATCTACATATATGTCACCTTTCACATCCAAGGCTCCACGTTCACGGATTTTGTTTACTCCCACGCCTGATCTATCATAAGATAAGACTACGCTCTCCGTTGCCACGTTGATCATGAAATCAGACCGTGTAAATTTGTCCTCAAGCGTTCCGATTACAACCCACGACTGATTAGCTAGATAATTGCCAGCTAGGTTAGCCTGAGAGTTGACTAGGTTTGAGATACTTGTCCAGGATCCAGTGGCTGGTCCTGTGTCTACTTGAAAGTTAGTAGTCCCAAGCCTTGCAACCTTGAATGTCAGGGTCATTGTATTTTTTTGACTACCTGAGACAGCCAAAGGCGCTATCTTGGCATTTCGTGTAACTGTTAATGTGCTAGAGGTTGAGCCCGTTCTTGCTATGCTAAAGCTAAGAGCAGGGGCAAAATACTCAAGCACGGTTACAGATACCTCTTTAGTATCAGACCATCTACCACGGCTATCAGAGACGCTTGCTCTGATTTTGATGGTGCCGTGATAGTTCATAATGCCCAGACTGCCACCGTTTGAGCTTGTGGACTGGTTTTTGCCGATTATTTCAGCATAGTATCCAGTGATGGATGAGCCGTAGGAGCCGACCGCACCATTAAACGCTACTTTGATGTTAGAGATTACCTGGATGAACGTGTTTCCGTTTGGGATAAGGTTCTGAGCAGCGCCATTTAGGTCCGATAGGGAAACACCTGTAAATGTGGGTTTTACGTTACTTGGTACGCTAGCGGTCAAGGTTGTTGACTGCGTTCCTGTCTTTGTGTTCCCTGAGTAGGTATCTACAAAGATTGTCCCTGTCCCACTCGCTGAGTTTGGGATGTCATTAGCAAAATCAATAGGGATTGACCATGTAGCAGATGTGTCTACATTCGTTGCAATCGTCCCTGACTTACCTGCCCATGAATAGCGCACTGTATGCTTAAAACTTGAGCTTTGACGGTTAATATTGATAGTAACTGAACTACCAATAACTCCAGGGCTCACGCTTACAGAGCTAGAGCGTGGTATAGTTGTCAGGCTGAGACTAGCTGATACTGTGATAGTCCCATGCAGGCCATTGTTAGGATTGAACGTACAAGAAATAGGGAGTTTTTTAGTCCCATCCGCATTATGGCTGATTGTACTTGACCCACTAGCTAGCGTGTACTCCTCGCCTGATGTCTCCCACGTCGGATAGCTGTAATGCACATTACGGCCATCTAAATTGAGAGACAACGTACTGTCTCCTTGATGGTTACGAGTGTAATAGGCACCTGTACGGCTGACTGTCATCCGCCAGTTGACAGTTGAGGTGTTAGCCGTGATACTCTGAGATCCTTGATCTACATACAGATTAAGATACAAGCTTCCACTTGAATTACTAAACTTTGCCATTTAGTCTACTCCTTTCTAACCGACATAACGGATGACATTCATATCAGGATTGATATGATACTGCTCCTCTCTAAAACGCCCAATTTGGATGGTTTTAGAAAAGATACCATTCTCAATGTGGATAACCCCTTGAGAAATATACATAACCTCAACCCCTGCGCTAAACATTGAGATACGGCCGTTAGGGTTAAACATCATGCTAGAACTACCATCATTCTTACCAATCACAAGGCCCTCATTTGAGGAACTCATATAGGTATCGATGAAATTCCATCTATCAGATAGCTCTCCAAGATCCTTAGCAATATTAGAGACACGCTGACTAGCTGAAATCAAATCTTTCTCAGCTTGCGCCCTTGCGGTCTCATTAGACTTGACAAAGTCCTTGTAAGCTTTAATCCAGTTATCAAGTGTGTCAGCGCTAGCTTTAGCCTCAAGTTCAGCCTGGATAATTCCAGCTTTCTCATTTAGCGCATTTAGTTGCTCTTGAGTCAAGCTTTGGTCAGCTTTAGAGTCTAACTGCTTTTGAGTCTCTGACCAGTGAGGTTGCCAGCTTGTCATTGGTATAGCTCCAACTGTTATAACTGCCCAGTCAGCATTACCAATTCCTTCAAGTTCTACAGTGAAGAATGATACAACGTCTCCAGCGTTAAGGTTTTTATTGGATGTAAAAGTAGCACTCCAGACATCCAACTCAAAGCTATATGCTAAATTTATCCACTGCCAGCTATCGCTAGGATTTTCACGAATACCAAAATTAAGTGTACTGTTGTCACTCCTCCACCATTTAGCGCTTAAAGTGTACTGCTTACCAGATTTTAAAGGTTCAGCCAAGACGAAGTCTTGCTGATGTTTATTTCTCCATCCAGCATTTGAATCAAGTAAAATGTTTCCTGATTGCTCTGTTGTCCCAAATAAAGCTGTCCACTTGTACAGTTTAGGATTTTGACTATCTGCCTCAGTGAAATCCGTTAGCGTACCTAAATATCGCTTATTCGTGCTATCTGTTGTACTGAAACCATCACGACCGTCAGCAGAGTTAGCCCATGCTCGGTGAAAATAAGGAGTACGTCCATCTGCTCCTGGTTTACCTGGAATGCCTTGAGGACCATCATTGCCGTTTTCTCCCTTTGGACCTTTCCATTTCGTCCAGCGATAGTCAGCAGGGTTTTTGCTATCTGTTTGATTAAAGTCAACGTACACCCCGACATAGGCCTTGTCAGCGTTAGTCTGGCTAAATCCACTACCTGAGATAGTATCGGCGTAGGCAATGTGAGTGTATTGTGTACGACCGTCAGCTCCTTTAGGTCCAGGGATACCTTGGTCACCCTTTGCGCCTTGCAAGCCTTGGAGTCCTTGTAGCCCACGCTCCCCACGATCTCCCTTTTCACCTTTTTCTCCCCGGTCTCCTTTGGGACCTATTGCTCCCTGTGGTCCAGGGTCACCTTTCGGGCCTGTATCCCCTTTTTGACCTTGGAGGCCGTCAGACGTATTGATAAGAGTCAACTGCTCAGACGCCACCTCTTTGTTATCAATCCAAGCCGAAACAGTCAATACCATTTTTTGATTGATGTCAGAGGCTCGGACGATGTAGCTAGAGCTTGTAGCTTTGATTACACCATCCACCACCCAGCGCCATCCACTATTGATGACTTTGTTCCCTCGCATTAAGGACGGGGTCACAATCGTCTGACCTTGGCTGTTTTTAAAGGCTATGCCGTTGTCTGTAGCTAGCTTGATAGTGTAGGGCTTAGCATCCTCTATCATTCGGTCTAGCTGTTGCTGAATGCCTTGAGATAAACGATTTTCAAGCGCCTTAGCATTTGAGAAAGTGGTCTTGTTATTCTTCGGATTGGTAAAACTGATGACCTGCTCAGATACCCTCATCTCAAGCAAGAGAGTAGGATTAAAGCCGTCATCATAGATTTTTACTGTGTCTCCTATTTCAAGATCCGCAAAACCCTCAGCCTCGTAAGTGACTGCTGGATAACAGTTTTTCTTGAGCTCACGGTAAGCGATGGAGCGGATGACCTCAGGATTTGAACTCTCTACAGTCATGTCCTTACGAGTCCACTGGTCACGGTCACCTGTTGAATGTGTGAAAGTAGACGGATACATCTGCATAGAGAGAGGGGCATACAAAGCAGCCCCTGACTGGTAAAACTCACGTTCTCCCTTTGCATTGTTGACAGACCAAGGGCCAAGCCCTCTAATATCAACTACGTTGCCTTTGTCGTCCTTACCTGTTGGGACAACCGTGTTATAGATCCCAGTTTTGTCAATCGTCCTAGTGATCGTCTTGAGGTTTTTTCCATACTTCAAGATTTTTGGGCTAATTTGACCTACTCCCTGGTGGCTATCGTCGTGCTCATGATAGACATTGACTGTAAATGACTTGATAGAGCTGTCAGCGTTGAGACGTGTGTCAAACTCAATTTCTGCGCCAAATTTCTTAGCTAGACTGAGTAGTCTGTTAAGTTTGGTGTCTGTGCCCTCCCACTCAGCAGAGATTTTCTTATTAGCAACCTCATTGATACCGATTTTTAAGAAAGTATAGTTGAGCAAGTCCATCTCCTCACAAAATTCCTTAAAGCTCATAGCCTTAGGCGATTTGTAAGGAATAGAGTACTCATTGATCAGCTCAAGGTTTAGGTTGATACTGTAACACTTGATAACTTTCTCATTTTCCTCAATTTTTCGGATTGTATGCAGGTAAGTTCTGCCCTTGTATCTGAATGAAACAAAGGCTTTCTCATTGAGAGAGTTATAGGCCCTCTTTTTGCCTACATCTGAGATAATTGCCTTTTTAAAGACTGTAAAATCAAAGGTACTAGAACCAGTTTCCAGGTATCTTGCCCAGGTGTCATTGAAATAGTTCAATGTATCCTGTTTGTCATTGTCGATAAAAGCCACTTTTCTCAAATTTGAGTCATGTATAGTCAATAACATTGTTATAGATACCTTTCTTTAAATTCTACTTTGACAGTGGGTTTGGTTTTGACCCAACTTGAGCAATAGACCTCAAGCTGACTGTTACCTGGTGGGATAGTCAAGAAACTTGAGCCATCCACGACATCTACAATCTTCTCAAGACCGTCCACTGTGACAGTGTCATTCTCGCTATTTAGCACAACATTTGAACCGATTGGATAGCGATTAGGCACATCCCCTATTGTTGGGACAAAATCCTTACGATACATCAACTCATCAAGATACATGTGAGCAAGCATAGGCTTGTCATGATACGCTCCAAGCATGACATGGATTTTAGCTGACTTTCGGCCTTTAATTTCAGGAATGATAAAGCTGTAATGAGAGCCTTTGTAGTAAACTTGGAGCCTGTCGTCATTGCGCTTGAGTTCAAACTGCCCTTTGGTTGATGAAAATGGATTTAAAGCACTGTCAGTGCCTGTGAAATTCCAGCACTTTAGAAAGTAATAGCTCCCCTTTCCATCAGAACCAAACACATTAAACTCACAATCCTGTCCTTGTGTTCGCTTGAATGTTTCAAAACCATACAAAAACTGACCATTTGTGTCTGATACTGTAATCTTGATAAATCCATATTGATTAGCTGCATTAGATACAAATATCTGTTTACCTGTGATGTAGTCATCAAGTGAGCCAACAGCTCCAGCGCTATCTATTGGGATGTCCCATGATAGAGATGTAGCATAGTTCCCGTACTTGCCAGGCGTGGTTTGATCTTTGAGTCTAATGTGTTTCTTATTCCACAATGTAGTTAGCTCAGACACCCCTACCACATTCTCGCCATTATCGTTAGTCACAGCCTTATTTTTAGTAGCTCTTGCAAAACCGTTTGAAATTCTATCTTCTCTAAAATCAATCAATACCTCTGACCGCTTAACTACGCCTATATCAGCCTCTTCACGGTCACCAACCTCAAGAGCTCCGCTAGAATTAACTATCCCAATATAGCCGTTTTCAGCGTTGTTTTTGACAGTAACGACAGGAAAAGCTGGGACGTTGCCATTATTGACCAAATTAAAAACAACCTTGTCAGGTTGCTCTTGTCCGTTATCAAAGCTCTTATAGGTTGAGCCGTGAGCTACTCCGTCAGGGATGATCAGGTCAAAACTGCCCTTTTGGAACCATCTAGTAATGTTTTCTATATCCACAGAACCAGATACTAGACCCATGTAATACTTGTCAGGTTCGTCTGAAATGACGATTTTGACAGCCTCTGAGGTGTTAAAAATGCCAGCTAGTTTGTGCTTAGCCGTTTCAAGTGTCATGCCGTTGCCATATTGCATAGCAAACTTGACTTTGATGGTTTTTGCGCCTGTTCGCACTTCTTGGAGATTAACTCCGACAAGTGGAGCGTCATTTGTGACAATGTGGCGCTCGTTTCCTACTGGACGGATGATGTCTATAATGTCAATAACCTCAGAGAGGTCAAATCCGTTGATTGTGATTGTGTCATTATTCATTAGATAATACCTCTCATCATGTTATCAATCATTAACTTATCGTTTTGATAGTTAGTCATTGGGTCTCCGATTTTAGCAACCAGAGTACCGTCATCTAGTACCATGTTCACAGGGCGCTTGACAGCCTCCTCAGCCACTTCAAGAGCTCTAGTTAGGACTTTATCAGCCTGGTCACGGATGACCTCAATCTGACTTGTTTCTGCTCGTTCTGTGAGTGATTTGAGTCTAAACTGACTAGATACAGTATGTTTCCCTAAACCTAGTAAGTCCTCAGCGCCAAATTTGAACGCTGACATCTCTTTCTGAACGTATGCCAGACTATTAACCACATCAGAGCTATTCTGTTCAATACCTACAGCAATACCTTGAGCAATGTATCTACCTACATTGTCTCTAAATAATCGTGACGGACTATGGATCTTAGCCTTAGCTTGCGCTGCTCTCTCAGCTTGAGCGACAAGCGCATTAGCTGCCGCAGTGACAGCCCCAAGTGCTGAGTACATACCTTGCGCCAAACCTTGGCCGATCATGCTCCCTGCGTATCGCATAGAGCTTACCCCTGACATAGCTGTAGAGCGGATTGAGCTTAACATAGCTGACATTGCAGCCGTTGCTGATCCAATTCCTGAACGGATACCGTTAGTAATGCCATTAGAGACCCCACGGCCTGCCTGTTGCCCAGCTTGAGTCATTTGAATTGATGACTGTAAGACCACAGTGACCATCATCATCATGCTTGCCTGCACAGCTGATAGAGCTTGAGTCATTGCTGAGCTGATACTTGAGGCGAGTTGAGACATAGCTGATGAGGCTGATGTAGCTGATGAGTTAATCATTGACAATGTAGAGGCCATCATAGAGGCTCCATTTTGAGCCATCATCATTGCATTAGCTAGAGACATCAACCCTACTTGTAGAGCCGTAACGCTTGCCACAGAGCCCCCAAGGCTCGCAAATGAACTCATGACTGATGTAGCAAAGGTGCTCATGGCTGTACTTGCCATTGTCATTGTTTCAGGTAGTGTGCTGAGGCTAGTGCTCAAAGATGTCAAAACCGTAGGTAGTGACTGCATAGCTACGCTTGCAAGTTGAGCGGATGTGGCTATCAACATTAGGCCTGTTCCTGCTTGTTGTAATCCAGGGCCAGCCGTAGCAATTCCTGAGTTAGCAATAGCAGTAAGACCTGCTGAAACCACCGTCAAAGTGCTTGCTAGATCAATTAGATTGAGCCCCACAAGCAACTGAATGCCCTCAGCCATTGCCTTTACACCTAGGCCTGCATTTCTTGCAGCCGTTCCAATAGATGTGAATACATTAGCAATCCCATCTAAAACCGTCCTAACTGCACCACCAACTGAGCTGATGACCGTTGAAATGCCATTGAATACACTCTCAATGCCCTTACCGATACCTTGAGCAGCCGTAGAGATTGACTCTCCAACTGACTTGAAAATATCAGCGATACCTTGTAGAGCAGTATTGATGGCTGTGCCTACAGAGATGATGATGTTAGCTATGCCATCCATAGCTGTCCGAATACCCTCAGCGATTGCCTGAATAATGCTGATAATCTGAGGCGCATTGCTTGAAATCGTGTTGATAATCAAAGCAAAACCATTGGCGATAGCATCAACTAATACAGCTATCCCTAGTGCAGCAACTGCGACACCAGCTCCAATCATCAAGACTGCAGCACCAAAGGCTAGAATACCTACAGCTCCTGCTGTCAATGCTGGGCCTAATGCAGCTGCTCCCACAGCAAGTAGGGCAATACCTGCTACAATGGCAAGCATTGCAACCTGTGCACCAGTTCCAGCTGAGGCAAGTTGTATGGCCGCCTGTATCAGGACATAAACTCCAGCGGCTGCCATCAAGACACCTGCCCCAATCATAAGGACTGCGGCACCTAGTTGCATGACTGAGCTGGCACTTGTAGCGGCTGTTGTTCCGACTGCTGTATTACCAGCGCTCATTGCAGCACTTGCTCCAGCGTTTGCAAGTTGAGCCGTGGTAAGCCCTAAGATGTTACCGATTAGGCCTATGATTGTTTTTCCAAAGTCAAAAGCTGACTTGAGACCTTTTGCGATTGCCACTCCAGCCTGAATGCCTTTAAAAGCCACAGCCATGGTCACTAGAGCCGTTGCTACATTTCTGATTGTGTTAGCGTCAAGTCCTTTGATGAACTTAGCAAATGAGCTCGCCATCTGTGAAACAAAGTTGACAATTTTACCAGCTGCCTCTCCGATAGTTTCCCACGGGATGAGGTCTGATAGTTTGTCATATAGATCAAGCGCCGCCTCTGATAGGTCTTTAAATGCTTGATAAGCGTTTTTAATCGCTCCAGTATTAGAGAAAGCCTCAAGAGCAAATTGAATGCCTGCAGCTAAATCTTGGATGACCTTGTTTACAAAGATGATGATATTCCCAAAACCCTCAGTAAAATTGTCAAAGATGTTGATGTGACTTGTCAGCTCTTTAAAGACTGACATGGCTGTCACTCCTATGTCTCTGAGCGTATCAGACATATACTCAAAGACTCCAATCTTGTTAAATACTGCAAAAAACTCTGAGACAGTCTCTCCAGCTTTAGCAAATGCACCTGTAATAGTTGAGATGAACCCATCGATGTCAATGCTCTCTAAGAATGCCCCTAGCTTATCAGCTACGCTGTCAAAATTGATTTTGTCCAAAGCGTCTGAAATTGCATTTACTGCCTTGATACCAAACTTATTAAGTTTTTCAAAGGCTGGCATGAGTTTATTAGATAGGCTTTCTTTTGCCCCATCTATGGCCTGGTCAACAGTCTTGAACTCTGTCGCCATCTTTTGGAAAGCGTCTGAGTTCCCTGCTCGGTTTAGAGCGTCAAAGAAATCCTCAGTTTTAACTTTCCCATCCTGGACAGCTTTTACAAGATCAGCCGTAGACATTCCCATCTCTTTTGCGACTGCAGCCATACCAGCTGGAGCTTGCTCCATCATGATTTTAAAGTCCATCCAGGCGATTTTAGGCTTGCTTGCCATCTGTGTTGCCTGAGTTGACAGTGATTTCATGGCTTGAGCTGGGTTTTCAGCAGAGGCTGCAAGTCCACCAAATGCCTTAACTAGACTACCAACATTCTTAGTCCCTACAGCGTCAAGCTGTGAGTAAGTACTAGCCATATCAGAGGCTGAGTAGATGGTCTTGGTTGCAAAGTCTTGCATTTCGGTCTTAGCTGCCTTGATTTCCTCAGCTGATCGTCCAAAGGCTTGGAGGTTCCCCTCAAAAGTTTTCCAGGCTTTCTGTGAACTGTTGAGCTCAGAGGCCATTTCACGGATACCACTTGTTATAGTCCCAATCCCTGCGGTAAGGGCTGAGCCAATCAAATTAGCTCCTAGGACTGACTTGAATACTGAGCCTACTTTTTGCCCTGCACTCTCAAGGCCTCCAAAAAGTGACTTGAGTTTGTTGACTCCAGCCTGAGCATTGGATCCATCCATGTCAACCTTGATAGTAACTGAACCATCTGCCATTGTGTACCTCCTTTCTAAAATTAGTAGTCAAATTCATCAGGTAGAGCATACTCTTTTTTGAGTTTCTTCATGTTCTCCTTGTACTGCTTACTGTCCCCCTTTTGGGGTTTGTAAGAGCGTATTTTCAGCACCTCAGCAAATTTAGTATCACTAGGCAAGCCATTGAGTAAAGCGTTGAACTTCTTCCAGTGTAGGCTGTTCTGAGCGTCTATGAGGTCAATCCCATAAGCTTGGAGAAATGATGAGTAAATATACTCAGCGTCGTACTTCAAGCTAAAGAGACGATCTCCTCCCTCAGATTGGCTCCTGGAGCGTATTTTGCTTTTGATTGGGTTTCCTGCTAGGTCTAGCACTGGTGCTGTGTCTTTAGCTGGAATAATTCTGATATGCTCCTCAAAAATCATCTTAAAGATTGCTGTAGCTTGTTCAGGAGTTAAAGCCTGAGTAAAATCTACACCAGTCAAGATTTGAATGGCCAGAAAAGGTTTGTAAAGCTCGTCAATGTCATCATCATTGATCAGCTCCACCACTTTCAAGACCTTGTTAAAAGCGATATTCATTGGATACACATCATCACCAAGGACTAACTCATCTGTCAATTTCCTTGATAGGTCCAGCATGGTCAGTCACCTAGATACTTTTTGAGAGCGTCTGTGTTGTTACGTTTCTCCCATTCTGAGATGACCCCTGTGATAGCCTCAAGCAAGTAAGCCATAGTATCGACAGTTGAACCGTTAGAGAAATCATAGACCTTGTCAAACGCCTCTTTGTCAAACAGCTCTGTCCAAGAGTCTTTGACTAAGTCTTGTAACGTTTCAAAGGCCTTACTATCCTCTGTCTTAGCTAGTTTTTCGCCCTCTTTTTTGAGCATTTTTCCTACTGACTCCATTTTGTTGATGTTTTTGTCATTGGCTACAAATTCAAGTTTGAACTCTCCAAAGTCAACAGGGATGACATTATCACGTTTTTTAATTACTACCATTTGTTTTTTCTCCTACTAATTTTTAAGTCAAAAATAAAAAGGGGAGCCTGTTCACTCCCCTAGATCAAATCATCAAACGACTACGGCAGACTGTTTAGGTGCTGCATTCCAGCTGATAGTTGCCTCAAAGCCCTCATACTCAGAGGCCTCTCCGCCTCCGATTTTGATACCTGAGACAGTAGCGACTCCGACGTATTGAGTTTTACCGTCAGACTCTACTACTTTAAGCCAGACATTACGGTCATCTCCAGTTTTAAAGCGCATACCTGCGACAATAGCCTGAGCTGCGTCCTCTTTGATGTAGTCACCCTCAAAGCTGTATCCATTTTTGACAGATGTTACTACAGTTTTTTTGGTGCCATCACCGTTGTAGTATGCAATGTCATCTGTCTCCTCGTCGTTTTCGGCCTCAGCGGTTGTTACTCCGTCCGCAAGCCATTTCCAGGCGTCATTACTTGGCTCAGTAGCTGGTGCTGTTGGTAACCATGGCGCAAGAAAGTGTTTGCGCTTGGCGTTTTTCATTTTTGGCATTTAGTTCCCTCCATTTGTTTCTAATTTTGCCGTTACATCTAACATGTAAATATAAAAGCCTTGCTCATCACGGTCATTTAGGAATGGCTGTGATACTTCAAGGCCTCTGAATTGATATGAATTGTTTTTGCTAGGTAGATCCAGATTAAAATTAGCAAGAGCATGATTGATGGCCCACAAAATAGAGCTTGTTTTTTGGTGATCAGTCGTTTTGATTGCCACCTCAAAGACAAGACTAATGTCCTGCTTGCCGTTCATGTACTCTTTTAAAATCTTCCCACCTGGCAAAGGATATAGCACTAAGTCCTCTTTCTCTGATAAGTAGTCAAGCCTACAAGTCAGAGAGAGGTTTAGCGTGTTGATGAAATCTCTGAGGACTTCTGAAAAATCATTGTTATTCATGCTTTTACTCCCATTGCTCTTAGTCCGACTTTCCCCCACTCACTAGAATGTAGAGCCTCAGCTTTCAAGTCCCACCGCTTACCTGTTCCAGGTGTAGTGTACTTCTTAAAGACAAACGTCCTAACCTTGTTGTAGCTTGAGCCGTAAAATTGGGCTCTAGCATAAGGTCCAGGATATTTAACTCCGTCTTTTGTCGCTTGGCCACTTCCACTAAGTTCACCGCTTTTGCGTGGCACAAAAGGAGTAAAGTCAATCAACATCTGATTAGCTATTGCTAACTTCCCTTTTGCTAATGCCGTTGGGGATACCTTTTTCTCAATGCCCTTTAAATCAACCTTGACAGATACGCTTGTTCCCATCAGATACACTCCACTTCATAGCAAAATACTTTTTTCTTGTGTGGATAACTGACAGGAACCACAGAGGTCACTCTGTAGTCATGTTCTCCGTCGTTGATAATGGCATTTTCAAAGGTCTTGTCTAAGATGACAGGGCAATATTTAGGGTACACAAATAATGTGCTAGGCTTGGACTCTTTGCGGTTGTTCTTCGTGCCTTGCACTTGATACTGTCTGTCAAACCTAACAGTTCTAAGGGTCACTGGGCTCTCAAATACTTCTTTACCCCATCCGTCTTTTTCTCCTGTGGTTTTCTGAATTGTTACAGTATCAATCAATAACCGTTTATCAATGTCTGTCATAACCTACCCCCCTAAAGCCAAATCCTGCCGATTTCAGAGTATTCAAGGCGTCAAGTGATAAGTTATACCTAGCACTCTCTAAAGACTGGCTAGAGGAGTTCTTGTAGGTGATATGAGTACGCCCTAGAACCACAGTAGAGACTGATTGTTTATCATCAGCCGTAGTGATCCCACTAGCGTCCAAATATGCTACCTGGAAAGCCGTAGCCAGCTTGACAGCTTGCTTTCTGTGCCCGATCTCTTTTTCAAAATCTACAAAGCTGTAGAAATTGTTAAGAAAGAGGTTGATAGCAATCTCTGCCCTCTGTAGTAGCTTTTCAAAGTCCTCTACTTCATCAAAACCAAAATCATTAAATTCATCTTGTGTTAAATAAGCGATAGTAACCACCTCCAATTAAAAAAGGCGGTGTTATTTATCCGCCTTTGCTGCTTTTTCTTCCTTGTCAGTACGTTCAAAGAACGGGCTGAGCTCAGGGTGTGTAATTTCACCTTTGGCGTTGAGCGCCTCAGCTGTCTTGACATCCATGTCATACTCTACATCTTTGTCATAGCTTTGCTCTTTGCCGTCAACGATAAAGACAACGTTTGATGTCGCTTTAAATTTAGCCATTTACTTTATTCCTCCACTTCGTATCCTTGATTTTCAAAAGCTGAAATCATGATTGGGTCAGACAGAGTGAAAGAAACCCCGTCTTTTGTCAAAGTAACAGATTTTTTGACAACTTCCTCTGTCACTTCTTGGTTTTCCACAACTTCCTCTGTGGTTTCTTCTTTCTTCTTAGCCATTAGCTAGCCTCCTTATGCTGATTTGTGAACGTAGATAGCTTTTTTCTTGTTGTCAAGAACGAAAGCGTCGTAACGGATACGGCCCTCAACGAGCTTGCCGTTAATTCCTGGTGGGTTGTCGTGGATCTTGTAGTCTTCCAACTTAATAGGAGATGGAGTAGCCACAGGGTGAGCGATAATAAACTCTACTTTTTGTGGCAAGCGTGATGTAGGTGTCAAAACTACTGGCAAGCCGTCAATCATACCTACTTGACCTTTGATAGTGATTTCTTGACCAAGGTCAGAATTTTTCACAAATGTTGGGTCAAGTTTGATGAGTTTGTAGAACTTAGGTGACACATGCAAGACACGGCCAGCTGTTGGGACAAGAGCGTCAGTGAGCTTAACCTGACCATCAAGGACAGCCTCATAAGCATTCTCTTTAGTCACAGCTGCTGTTGTAATGTGTTCAGGTGCTGCACCAGCTACGATTGTTGCAAAACGGTAAGTGTCTACTTCTGGGATAACGACTTCTGACAACTGACGTGCAAGGGCTTTTCCAGCCTCCATGACACCATTTGTGTCCTGTTCAGATTTCTTGTCGATCGTGAATGTGAAAGAGCGATCTTTCTTCATTGTCATGGTTTGAACTGTATTTCCAAGTTCCTCAGCGTCACCGTAACGGTTTTGCCCATTTGTCTTGTAGTCATTCATTCCTGATGTTGGGATAGAGTAGACCTTGACTGTGTCAACTCCAAGAAAATCAAAATCTTGATTAACAATACCAGTAGATAGGGCCTCTTTAGCAAAGCGCTCATCTACTTTTTCAGCGAATTTAGCTGCGTAATTTACTACCATGTGTAATATTCCTCTTTTCTTTATTTTTGGTTTTATACGCTATCAAAGCCTGCAAATAGGGCTTTGTCCTCTGCGCTTAGATGATCGTATCCAGTTTCTGCTGGTGGATTTCCGTGCACAGAGATATTAGGGTTAGGCTGCTTGTCCTCGGCTTGGAATAGGTAAGGGCTTGACTCTTTGAGGGAGTTGATTGTGTCCTCTAATTGAGGTTTTCCATCTTCCCCTAGCTCGATTTTTTCTAGGTCAATGAATTTCATCAAGTCCTCTGAGTTGTAAGCTCCTACGTCTTTCAAAGCAAGGGCTACAGCGTTTGTTTTAGTGATCTGAGCAAGGTTTGCCTCACTATCCAACTTGTACTGCTCAAATTGGGCCTTTAGGTCTTCAAGCTGTTGTTTGCTTTCAGCACTAGCTCCCTCTTTGGCCTGTAGATCATTGATAGCTTGGGTTTGTTGCTCAAGCTGTTGTTTTAATGTGTCGTTTTCGGCTTGCAGTTCAGACTTAGCCTGTGATTTTGCGTTTTCAATACCTGCACCGTACGCTTGCATGATATTGTCAATCACTGACTTATCCTCGATACCTGCCTCAACTAACATTTCACGTTTAAGACTCATGTCTTAACTCCTCCTTTTTTACGTCACATGGACAAATTAAGACAGTTTTACGCCATGCTCCAGGGCAAAAGAAAAAACCTGATGGACTTCCATAGGTTTATAGTGGTTTATAGCAATTTATTGCATGAAAAAAGCGCCTAGAATGTACTAAGCGCTAATAGTATTGTACTTCTGTTTTAGACATGATATTTGACAATTTTTGACCGTCAATATCTAAGTTTATTAAGTCATCAAGAGAGGACACTACATATGTTTGGGCTCCTATAGAGACCTGAATGTCCGTTGCAGAATTGGGTAAGATAGCACAATCTTGTCCTTTGTAGACAAAAGAGGCGTCCCAGCCGTTATCATATAACGCTTGTAAATCATCTAGTATCGCCATAATATATCTAAGTTCTCCTCTCTTTCATTGTTTGTTAATTCTCTAGTTGTTCTACTGATAAACTTGCCGTCATCATCAAACACATAGTCATGAACATGCTCACCTTTTTTCCCGTAAGGATGTTTATCTGGTTGCTTATGATTAGTGAAATGTATATCTTTTACTTTGTAACCCCTATCATCATAATAGGTTCTACCAAGTACATCTCCATTCGTTGCGTTGTGTTGGACTACACTATTTGGCTCTCCAGCCTTTCCTGGAGGCGTATGCCCTACTGTAACCCCTGATACACTTACTATTTTACCATTTTTCACAGCTTTTTCAAGTTCTGCACGCTTAGTAGCAAGCTCTCTAACTTTCTTTTGTTCTTCTCTAAGCTTAACCTCTTTTTTGGCTTTGGTATAAGGGTCGTCATAGTATTTCTCTCTAGCATAATCACGATGTAGGAAAGGGTGCTGTTTGAGATAGTCTCTCATGGCTCCCTGTTGGATCCTAACCTTGCTCTTATACTTACTTATCAGCTCGCTGTCCCCTAGTTTTTCTGCAACGTGGAGAAATTCCTTAGACTTCCTGATAGACCTCTCTAAAGCTCTCTGCTTAGCCTGTACGTTTGCGTTTTCTATAGCCTCCTCAGGTGTTAGGTCTTTCAAATAATCAGGTAAATCAGGCTTATAGTTAATTCCTGGGATGTATGGTGTCATCTCATGAGTGCAATTTATCCCCTGACAGCCAGCGGGATGGCCGTAGCCATAATCAGCTAAAGCTAGGACACGCTCTCCATTTACTTCTCTAGCAACTCCAGTAGTTACTATCTGGTGCTGCAAAGGAGCGCACATCTCTCTTGCTGTGGCCTTTTTGTGATAGTAAAAGGTATCTATACCCAACTCCTCAGCTGGAGCCATTCTGACCTCACGATAGACACGCCAAGCCGTCGATTTGATGACTTGCCTAGCGTATGTGTCGGCTTTCCAATGCTTGCCTTGGCTATCCGTAAAGCCATAAAAACCCTTTTCAGCCCATTTCATGACTGTATCAGAGATAGCTTTGTCTGAGGTAGTAAGTCCTGTGACAACCTTAGCCACGCTCTCCTGGACTATGGACTGATAAACCTTTCTGACACTCATTGGTAGAGTGGTATTGATGAGGTTCTCTATATCTCCCATAGCTTGGTTGACATAAGCAGCTAGATTGGTCTGAATGAGTGAGTTACCAGCAAAACCACCTCCACCAGTTGCCTCTAAAAGCTGTTGTTTGGTGTCTTTATAGATTTTGTAACCCTCATTTTGGATAACATGCCTAAGTTGCTCCTCAGCAATACCTGAACGGTCAGAAATGAGCTTGACATTGTCCTCATTGAGTAGGCCCATCTCATTCATTTTCTCAAGTTGCCAAATATAAGGGTTATCATCAAGGCTAGCAGAGCCACGCTCTTTGAGACGATCTATTACCTGGTCAAAAAGGTCAAGAGTTAGCTGATGATAGATGTCTGCAACCTGACTAGCGTCAAGCATTAGCTGCTCATCATTTAACTTGATTGGTTTCTTCTTTTCCCCCATAGAAAACCTCTCCCATTTCTTCTACCATTCTCTTTGCTAGCTTTCTCTGCTTTAGCGAGGGGCTTTCAATTCCTACAAATGACCTTACTTGTTGCATGAAATTCTTTGAAAAATATTTTAGTAACTTCATTCTCCATATACTCCTACATCCTCAAGACTGCGCTCTCCACTAGCCTCATCAATAGCATTGCCACTGATTTCAGCTTTGATTTTTTTAGCTTTTTCAGGAGTCACATTCAAAACTTTCTCAATAGCCATGACATCCGTAGCAAATCCAGCATTTACAACCTTAACCCAGTAGTCCAGCTCAGCATTTCGGTCTGTAAAAACTCCATCATCAAGGTTAATGCTGATTTTCTCCATGTCAGGGATGTTTCCCTTGTAGAGTCCGTAGGCTTTGCCTAACTCTAACATTGATATAATGAGCTCTTTCAGTGACTGCTCTACCAAGCTGACAATGCTATTTCTCATCTGATAGGTGTCTGAGTTCTCGCTGACAACCTCAGTAGCTGTCTTCAAGCTCTTGCCGTCAAATGTAAAGGTTCCAGAGGATACTCCTATCTGCATTTCAAAAATCGCCAGGATCTTATTGATAGCCTTGATATAGTCATCTGACCTGATAGGCGTTGTAAGATCAGTGATACCTACCCCCTTGTCCATATCTCCTGAGTCAATCTGTTCATAGACATTACGACCAGCCTCAAACTCTCGCTTGACTGTGACATTCTCGCCCTCCTGATTGTACTCAACTTTAATCATCTGACTAGGGACGGCCACTCTACGCTGACCCATCTTAATCTCCCACATGAATTCATCGTAAGTTGTGTTAAGAAAGTCCATTGTAGTCTTTGCGTTGTCAAAAATAGACAAGCCAAGAGCTGAGTTAATGTCTTTGTTATTCATCCCTGGAGTTTTCAGATAAGTAAAAAGCGGACGACTCAAGCCGTTCAGGTCTACTACTTCCTCAAGATCCTCATAGAGGTCTGATAGAGGAACTCTAGCGCCTACCACGTTCTGATTATCAGACTTGTAGAGCTCATTAGTGACTGTGTACTTGTCATCATTGCCCCATTCGTGCAACTCAATCAGCGTGTAAAACTTCTGCTTGTTACCCTCTGACTTGATTGTCTTAGTGATGATAGCGGAGCTAGAGACATCCTGTGTGTTGCTTTGTAGAGGCAAAAAGACAGGTGCCTGAATGAAAGAGACTCTTACTTTGTCTCTATCAACGTATGGCCTCATAGCTAAGCCGCCAAGCGCCAACCCACTCTCCAGGTAGCGCTCAAAATTCTTGACAAATCTGTCATCTTGTAGCTGTTTCTGAATAAATTTGTTAGCGTCCTTGTCGTCTAGCTTGATTTCAGCCTGTTCATTAAACACTAGGCTTGCAATCTTCTTGGCTGCTGTACGTCCAATAGGTAGATGGTTGAAAGCTCGTTTTTGAGGCGTTCCGTTGCTGTCAATGTACTCAATCTGTGGATAATGTCCTGCATAATACTTGAGATTTTCCCTAATACGGTCATACTCTGTGGATGACACTGCTATTTTAGGGTGATCAGTGATATTCGTTAAGTTCTGTGTTGTCATCACATACTTGCTCCTTGTGAAAAAATTCTTGATAGTCTTTACTATTCCCATTGTTAGCTCCTTTAGACTTTTAGTCTTAGCTCTCTAGCGTTGTCTAGGACAAAATACTTGAACTCGTCTACCGTGTGGTCATCTTCCTTGATGACTTTGGGGTCATCTGTGTTGAGTGACTTGTCATCATATCGGTACATCTTATGCTCCTCTACAAAGACCCTGTTATTAGGGATGTCAAGGTAGTAGAAACGCCCCTCAGCTAGTAGACTGATAACCATATCAATCATAGTTTGATTTTTCTTTTTGGCCACAGGGTGCCAGCGCTCACCATAGTCTTTGAAATACTGGTTACGCAAAGCCCCCTCAGCACTATCAATGGTCATCTTGAGCTTTGGTACTCTGTAGGTCTTCATGACCTTATCTATAAAGTCATGGATCATCACAGAGAGCTCACTAGGCGCCTTTTTGATGGTCTTGCCAGCTGGGCTATAGTAGAACGTATCAAGCAAGATAACATTACCTTTGGCAGTCAATCCATAAGCCCCACAGGCCGTCGCTGACTGTTGGTGTCCTGTATCTAGGGCAAATGATATACCTATCACTTTGTCATCATCAGGGAGGCTTTCTAGTGGCTTAAAATAGTTCATGTTATAAATATGATTACCTAAACCGATTACCTCGCCCAAATACATCCATCTGTAATAGTCAGGATCAGTCTCTTTATAGCGCTCTATCTTCTCAATCATCTGCCTAGACAAAAAACCTAGCTTGTCATCAAGGTAGGTGCTGTGATGTATCATGTAAGTAGGGTCACTAGCTTTCTCAGCAACCCACTCATTTATCCAGTCGTAAGGATTTCTTGGAGGGTTGTATGTGAAATAGACTTTGACCTCTTTGCCATTCGGTAGCTCTTGACGGATGAAAGTATCCTCAACTATGTCAATGTCCTCACGGCCTGCGAACTCAGCAAGCTCCTCAAACCATACGGCCATTACATAGCCTTTGGCTATCTTTTGGGATTTGAGTTTCATCGGATCGTCTACACCGTAGAAATAAAAGGCTGTACCTGTCTTTTTGTGGGTGATTTGTAAGGGAGATTTCCCAAACTTGAACTGATTAGCTAGCCCCATCTCATAGATGGCCCATCTTATCTGCTCATACACTGACATTCTCAGATACTTACCTACTTTGCGCAAGACTACCACGTTCCCCATGGGGTCATTGATAAAGTCATTTACAAGGTCAATAGAGACTACTGATGACTTGGTAGAGGCACGGCCACCCTTTAGCACTACATGGCTCTTGAGTGTATAGAGGACTTCGTCAAATACTGGATTAATCAGTTTCGCTAGGTTAAGTATCGCCATTGTACTCACTCCTATCAAATGTAAATCCAGTTATGACTGTATCATCCTCATCATTAGAGCCTAACTGTGCCTTGAGGTTATCAATCCTCAAACGCTGCTCCTCTGTGACCAGTGGAGAGCGTGTAAGCTCATCATAAGTCTTTATCATGCCTCTGAGTTCAGCCTGAGCTCTTGCTATCGCTGTGATGGCTCTACTTTGCTTATCCCATGATGTATGAACCTCATAATTCTCACTACCTTTAGCTGTGCTTGCAATAAGCATGGTAGTAGTGTCCTCAATGTCTTGCACATACAAAATACGCTGAGCATGTAATAAGGTTGCATAAGTAAGCGTGATATTTTCCCAAAGGATGTCAATAGGACTCATGCTCTTAACTTCCTCTATAATCTCAGATAGACCCTCAGGGAGAAAGCGTCTCCTTAGACCATGTGTGACAGCATTTGAGTTACCTTTAGGCGCTCCATGTCCTACTGCGTTCTTATTCCCAATAGGTGCACCTCTTGACTTTTTGGGTGCACCCTTTTTATTTCGTGTCCATCCATGTCTACGTTGCCAAGATTTAACAGTATTGATAGAGACATTATACTTGTCAGCAATGTCTTTATACTTCATACCTTTTTGATAATCTTTTCTCGCTAGTTCACTATTAGCCATGCCCTCCTCCCTGCTTTGTTTAATTGGTAAAAAATAAAAAAGCCACTCAATGAGTGACTGTATGCGGTAAGTGGGTGCCTCCCCCACCAGAGCCTTATATAGCGCTACTTTATCTCTGTCCTACAGGTTAATCAGCCTAAATCTAATTACCGCCCTGTACCCCTATTGTGATAGCTACTCACAGAGATACAATTGGATTGACAGGACTCGAACCTGTGACATCATCCGTCTACCATATATCCATTAATCAGCATGAGACTACTGCTTTAAGCGAGTGA